TGGAATAGGATCTACTGCCGTAGGTAGAGTTATCTCTTACGATCAAAATACTCAAGTTTTGAAGTATTGGCAAGATAGAACTACTGCTGGATTTAATACCAATGGTACTGCTAATACATCGCCTGAGTATGGATTTAAATTAAATAGATTTACTAATAACGTTACTGCTAATCAGGGATCGTTAAATATTACTGGTGGATCCGTTACCTTAGGAATTCATAGTTCCTTTACAGGTATTTCTACTGTAATAAATAGTAAAACCTATTACCTTGGACAGTCATTCACTAAAGGAGTGGCAAATCCAGAAGTTAGAAAATATTCTGGAAATATTATTTACGTTGATAATAGACCTTCAATTACAAGGTCTACCAACCAAAAAGAAGATATTAAAGTCATTTTGCAATTCTAAAGAATTATGTCACAGGAAACTAATCTAAACGTCGCACCATATTTTGACGATTTTAGTGCAAATAATGACTATTATAAAGTACTATTTAAACCTGCTTATCCAGTACAAGCAAGGGAATTAAATAATCTTCAATCAATCTTACAAAATCAGATTGAGAAATTTGGTCAACACTTTTTTAAAGAAGGTGCGAAGGTAGTTCCTGGTAATACAAATTATATAAGTCCTTATGATTGTGTTCAATTAGAAAATGTATATCTAGGAATTCCTTTAAGTGACTATGTTAATCAAGTAAGAGGAGCAACAATTACGGGATTGACTTCAGGTGTAACAGCAGTTGTAGATAAAATTTTAATAGGAAGAAATTCAGAAAGAGGAAATACTACTCTTTATATAAATTACGTTGGTTCTAGTACTTCAGATAATAGTGGATCTAAGTTTTTAGATGATGAATTATTAAGTGTTAATAAGGATATTTTATCTGCTAATACTACCATTGCTTCTGGAGAGGCTTTTGCATCGACATTAGCATCAAATGCAATTTCAAAGGGATCAATATTTTCAATTTCACAGGGAATTTATTTTGCAAGAGGACAATTTTTAAATGTAAGTGATCAATCTATTATTCTTGCTCAATACTCAGATTCCCCTAGTTATAGAGTTGGACTGTTTCTTAGTGAACAAATAATTAATGCGGATATAAACCCAAATTTAAATGATAATGCAAGAGGATTTACTAATTTTTCTGCTCCAGGTGCTGATAGACTTAGAATAACAACATCATTAATTAAAAAGTCATTAGATGATTTTGATGATAATAATTTTATTGAACTTGCAACTATAGAAGAGGGAGTAGTAAGATCTAAAAAAGAAACCACTGAATATCAACATATTGCTGATGAGTTAGCTAGAAGAACTTATGCAGAGTCTGGAGATTATTATGTAAAACCTTTTCTAACCAAAGCAAAAGAGTCTTTAAATAATTATCAAGGTAATAATGGAATATACAATAGTAATCAAGTAACCCCTAGTGGTAAATCTCCTTCTGATAATCTTGCTTTATATCAAATTTCGCCAGGTAGAGCGTTTGTAAAGGGATATGATATAGAAACTGTTGTTCCCACTTATTTGGATGCTCCTAAACCAAGAACTACTCAACTTATAAAGGAACAGGCACTTGAATTTAATACAGGAGCTACTTTAAAATTAAATAAAGTATATGGATCTCCTCAGATTGGTATTGGTAATACTTATATTGTAAGTTTAAGAGATAAAAGAGTAGGTACTGCTTCTACATTACCAGCAGGTAAAGAAATTGGTGTTGCTAGAGTATATGATGCAGATTTAAATTCTGGATCATATGATAGAGCTAATTCAGATGTTAATGAATGGGATTTAAAACTTTATGATATTCAAACAGTTACTGAAGTTACTTTAAATGAAAATATAACATTATCTGTTCCTACTCATATTAAAGGAAAGCATAGTGGAGCGACTGCGTTTTTAAAGGATGCTGTGACAAGTAGTACTGCATTATCTTTATATGAGGTAGAGGGAGATTTTATAAAAAATGAGAATTTTATAATTGATGGTGTAGAAAATACAAGGGTTGCTATTGCAGTAACATCTTTTGGTATTTCTGATGTCAAATCTGTATTTGGAAATACTAATGGACCTAGTATGAATACTGTAGGTGCTGCACAGACTTTCTCTGCAGACACTGTTCAGACAAATGTTGTTAATATTGGTATTGCCACTCTTTCACCGACTGCATGGGATTCTAATCTTTCTGGATATCCAAGTGGAACTATTAGTACAGTAAGAAGTACTAATCCAATATTTCCAGGAAATATTAAGGTTGGAAATATTCTTAAATTTAGTCCCTCACAGACTAGTGAATTTAATGAACCTATTATGGCCTCTGTTGTCAGTGTAGGTACAACACATGTTATTGTAACTGGTGTTAATACAGTTACTGGTGTAGCGGATGGTAAATTACCTGCTGTTACTACTCAAGTTTCTGATTTAACACTTGTGAGTACAGATTTACAAGATTCTGATGATAATTCTTTCTATACCATACTACCAAATCCTAATATTTCTAATGTTGATTTAACTGATGGAACTATAAGAATAAGAAAAACCCAAAGTGTTCTTGTAACAGGGAATCAATTGTCGGAGCAGGTTGCAGCTGGTACAAATGAAACATTTTTACCATTTAAACCAGAAAGGTATACCTTAATAAAAGGTGACGGAACTACTGAACTTCTAACAGAAGATAGAGTTAAAATAACTTCTGGTTCCACTAGATTACAAATTGAGGGTTTAAGTGATGGTATTGATGATGCTACTCTCATTACAACTCTGAAAAAGCAAAAACCTAAGGCAAAAGAGAAAATTAGAAATAGAGTTAATAGTATTGTAGTAGATAAATCCATTGATTCTGCATCTGGTATTGGATCAACCACTCTTAATGATGGTTTGACTTCTGGAAATTACCCTTATGGTACAAGAGTTCAAGATTTAGATGTATCTCTAAATGTTGCAGATTTAATAAAGGTACATGCTATTTACGAATCTGTTAATACTTCTGAAGCATCAGCTCCTACCATCACTTTTGCATCATTAACTGGACCTACAGGAAAAACCTCTGATTTGGTAGTTGGTGAAAAAATTAAAGGAAATAGCACTAATGCATGTGCAATTGTTGCTGAAATAGTTTCTGATACTAAAATTTCCGTTATTAGACAAAATAGTATTAATTTTAAAGAAAATGAAGTAGTTTCTTTTGAAGAATCTAAGATTGAAGGTAAAATTGTTACCTTAGATTTTACCAGTCTTGATATATCTACCAATTTTACCTATAGCAATGGTCAAAATCCATCTTTTTATGGATATCCTTCTATTCAAAGAAACTCTGATTCAGATGCACCTACTAAACAACTAAAAATATATTTTGCAAATGGTTATTATCAGTCAACTGATGATGGTGATATAACTACTAAGAATTCTTATGATACCTTTAATTATACTACCGAAATTCAATCGGTAAATGGGGTTAGAAATACTGATTTAATTGACATTAGACCTAGAGTTTCTGATTATACTGTAACTGAAGATGCAAGATCACCACTTGAATTTTTCGGAAGAGAATTTAATGCTGCTGGTAATTCTGCGACTAATATTTTAGCATCAGATGAGACAATTTTAACTGATTTTTCATATTATCTGGGAAGAATTGATACAATTTTTATAACTAAAGAGGGTAATTTCCAAGTTAAATATGGTACTCCTTCTGATTCTCCAGTAGAACCCGTAGTGGTTGATGACGCATTAAAGATTGCGACTGCACAATTGCCTCCATATCTTTATACTACAGATAATATTTCTATTAATTTCTTAGATTATAAGAGATATAAGATGTCGGATATTAACCGACTTGAAAAGAGAATTTCGTCTTTAGAGTATTATACTTCTCTTTCTTTATTAGAAGCAAATACTGCAAGTTTATTTGTTCCCGATTCTGCAGGATTTAATAAATTCAAATCTGGATTCTTTGTTGATAATTTTACTTCTTTCCTTTCACAAGAAACTCTTGTTGGATATAAAAATAGTTTAGATTTAGTAAATCAAACTTTAAGACCAAATCATTATACTACTGCAGTTGATTTAGAATTAGGGCCTGTAGAAGGAGTAAATGCTAATTCAGATAAAAGATTTATTAATCCAGAAGGAACAAATATTAAAAGAACGGGGGATATAATAACCCTTAATTATAATGAAGTTGAGTGGTTAAAGCAAACAGCAGGAACTAGAAGTGAGTCTGTAACTCCTTTCATGGTATCATTCTGGCAGGGAACTATTGATCTCACACCAGCATCTGATAGTTGGATGGATAGTAGAAGATTAGAAGCAAATATTATTAATGTTGAAGGTGATTTTTCAGAAACTGTTGCTGAATTTACTAGGCAATTTGGTACAAGCACTCAAGATGGAATGGGATCCGTTGTTTGGAATACTTGGGAAACTAACTGGACAGGGACACCTGAGACCAGAACGCAGCAGATAAGACGGGAAAGGACGAGTCCCAATGTATGGGGATGGACAACTTGGGAGATAACAACTCGTGAAGAGCAAAGATTTACTGCAGGATCAAGAACAGGTACACGTAGAATACTTACAGAACAATTTGATCAAACTTCACAGGGAGATAGATTGGTAAGTAGAGATCTTATTGGGTTTATGAGATCTCGTAATGTTGAATTTGTTGCAAAACGAGTTAAACCATCTACTAGATTATATGCATTCTTTGATGGTAGAGATGTAACTCAATATTGTGTTCCTAAATTATTAGAAATCTCAATGGCTTCTGGTGTATTCCAAGTTGGAGAAACCGTTACTGGAACAACTAGACCAATTGGAGGTGCTCCACAAAATAATAATTTAGTAGATCCTAGCATTAGATTCAGGGTAGCAACATCTAATCATATGGAAGGTCCATATAATGCACCTACAAAGAGGTATGGAGCTAGTCCATATTCTGCTGAACCTATTCCTGCTACTTATTCATCAACTTCTACTATTTTAAATGTAGATACATTTTCATTAGCAGATCAACCTCAAGGATCATATTGGGGATGGGTAGAAGATGATATGATTTTAGTGGGAGAAACGAG